TCAACATCTAATGAAGTATCATCACCAAACTATTCAGCTGGTGGTGGAACGTTAGTTAACCAAGGTGTAAAAGTTTCATCATCTGTAGCTATTACGGACTTTGCTGATTTATCTTTTCAAAACGTAACTCTTACTGCAAGAGGAGCATTAATCTACAACACAACGACTGACGGTGGATCATCCACTACTGACGCTGTTGCTGTATTAGATTTCGGTGGAGATAAAACTGCGACAGCAGGAACATTTACAATTCAGTTCCCTGCTTTCACAACATCTGCTGCGATCTTGAGATTAGCATAAGGATTAAAATGATATGGCTACTGGATGGGGACGAAAAACATGGGGAGCATCAGAATGGGGAGATCTCTCTGACGAAATAGTCTCCGTCAGTGGCATATCATTAACATCATCAATTGGTTCTGAATCAGTTACAGCAAACGCTGATGTAAGTGTTTCAGGAATATCATTATCATCAAGCATTGGTACTTCAGTCGCTGGAACTTCAGCATTAGTTAGTGACCCTGGACCAGTTACAATGTCTATTGGTGTTGGTAGCACCGTTGTTGGAATAGGTGTCCCTGTTACAGGCTCAGTTTTCAATACACAGATTGGTGCAGCAACAGTAGACGAAACTATTTTAACAGGAGAAGGTTGGGGTAGAGGTGAATGGGGTGAGTTTGCTTGGGGTGATAATTTCTCAGTACAAGTAACAGGACAATCCTTAACTTCTTCTATTGGAAGTGAGACTGCATTTACAGATGTAACTGTTGCCGTTAGTGGATCCCAAGCTAGCTTTACACAAGGTAGTTTCTCATTACAAATTGATGGAGATGTTATTGTTTTAGCAGCAGAAGATCAATTAGATTTTACTATAGGTTCTAGCTCATTATCTGGAGACGCTAATGTAACTGTCTCAGGAATATCTATGACATCTTCTCAGGGAACTACTGTAGGAGGTCTTAAAACTCCTGTTAATGTTACGGGAAGTCAAGCATCTTTAACACAAGGAAATATTTCTTTAATTCAAAGCACGAATGAGTCAGTAACGGGCATAGCTGCTACCATGACACTTGGTCAGCATTCAGAAATACCTGCTCAAATTGTTGGTGTTTCAGGAATATCAATGACATCATCTTTGGGAGAAGAGGGTCCTATAACAGGAGACGCTTTAGTAACACCTTCAGGCATACAGTTGACAGGATCTATTGGAAGCCCTAATATTACTTCATGGAATGAGATAGATTTAGGAGTGTCTAATACCTGGACTGTAGTTGATCTAGCAGCTTGATTAATGTAAAATAATAATATTTAAGGAGATAAAAATTTATGGCATCTAGTTATTCAAGTGATCTTAAACTCGAATTAATGGTGACTGGTGAAAACGCTGGTACATGGGGTGATAAGACAAACACAAACTTAAACTTAATTCAACAAGCTGTAGCAGGATTTGAACAAGTAACTTTATCAAGTGGTGGAACATTAGCACTTGTAATGTCAGATGGTGCTATATCAAACGCAAGAAATTTAGTTATTAAATTCGCAACTGCATCAATTGCAGCAAGCACAGTTTGTACTATTCCAGATTCAATAGAAAAATTTTATATATTTGATTGCACAGGATTAACAAATCCTACAAACCTTACAATTAAAACTGCATCAGGCACAGGATTTTCTCCTAACGCTGCTAAAATTTTTGCAGCATATTCTGATGGAACAAACTTAAATGAAGTTTCATTAGATACTTTAGGAGGTGTTGTTGCAGCTGCAAATATTTCAGGAACTATTGCAACTTCACAAATTGCAGATCATGCTGTAACTTTTGCAAAAATTCAAGAGACAACAACTGCTAACAGAGTGATTGGTGCAGCATCTGCTGGAGACGTAGGTGAAGTACAAGTTGCAACAGACATGATAGCTGACGATGCTGTGACTGCAGATAAACTTGCAGACACTTCAGTTTCTGCAGGATCTTACACAACTGCAAACATTACAGTTGATGCACAAGGACGTTTAACTGCTGCCTCTTCAGGAGCTGGTGGTGACGGAGCTTTCCAACCTAACTTAATTCAAAAAGGACCTGCAAGTTCAAACTACACTTCACCTGCTAATGCTTCCAAATTTTATGCTTACGCTTTTGCAGGCGGAGGGGGTTCAGGTGGAAAAGGACCAACATCTCAATCAGGAGCAGGTGGAACTGGAGGTTTTGGTTTCTTTACAGGTTCTCTTCAAGCAAGCACTACTTACGCATATAATGTAGGTGCTGGTGGTAATGGGGGAAACCCAGCAGATCCACAAGGAAATCCTGGAAATGCTGGAGGAGCAACAAATGTTGGATCTTTATTTACGGTTAATGGTGGTAATGGTGGACAAGGTGGAAGACAACCTGGTCAAAATGGATCACCTGGAAACGCTGGAAGTGCTCCTGGAGCAGCACAAAACCTACCTTCAAGAGCTTACCTTTTTGGAGAAACTTTAGGGGATGGTGGTGATAGAGTACCGAATAATATGAGTAGTGGACAAACTGGTAGTGCGGGCGGTTTAGCATTTTACGATAATGGTAATTAATTATGGCTTATTTTATTTTTCATTCAGATAATTTAATTTCAATAGCAGCTAATGAAACTGATAAAAATTCATTACCTATTCCAGATGTATACACAGTTAAAAATGTTTCAGATAGTGACTTTTTAAAAGTTAAAAAACAAATTGCAGGAGTATCTATTTCAGGAGATAATGTTGTTGTAACAGATTATGAATCCAACGGATTTAATGATGAAGATGGATTACAAATTTATCATAAAGGTATTCTTTCTAGAATAAACGAATTCCTAAATGCAGGAAATGAAGATAAATCTTTACATGGTGCAATTACAACTTACAAAACTCTTTTAGAGGGTTTTGACACAAGTACAATAACTTACCCAATGACACAAAGTTGGGAAGAATACTGCGAAGATAATTCAATAGCTTACGTAAGTCCTTTACAAATACCATAATATTTGTAATGTAGGGCATGTTCGAAAAAATTATAGAGTTTATAGCTCCAGAAGAATATATAAAAAATAATCAAGATTTACTTCCAACCCCTATCAAACTTAATATACCTGAGTGGTATAAAGAATTAAAACATCATGTTAATCATAAAACAATAAAAGGTTGCATACCTTTTTTAGATTCTTTAATGGCAGGATATCTTTTAAAACTTCCAACTGATTTTTACATTGAACATAATGTAGAAATTGAAGGAAAACCAGCTACTCAAGTGGTATCTGCTAATCGATTTAGACCTAATTTAGGATTAAAAATAAATGTTAATTATGATAATGTTGGTGAATATCATGACCCTAATCAATTAGGAAAAAGTAAATTAGTAGAAAAAAATAAAAATCTACCATTTCATAAAATATTAAATCCATGGATTATAAAAACTCCACCTGGTTATTCTTGTATTTTTACACCACCTTTAAATAATAGAGATGATAGGTTCGAAATAATATCAGGTATAGTTGATACAGATTCGTTTAATACAGAAATAAATTTTCCTATAGTTATTAATGGTGACAAGTATCCCACGTTAAAAACAACCTTAAAAATAGGCACTCCATATGTGCAAATAATTCCTTTTAAAAGAGATAATTGGAAGATGAAAATAAAAAAATCAGACATTAAAGAAAAAAATGAAAATGAATTTTTTATGATGAGACATGTTTTGGAAAATTATAAGAAAAAATTTTGGAGAAAAAAAACATGGAAGTAGGTAAGTATACACATGATTATATAAAAATATTTGATAATTTTTTAAAAGAAGAAGAATTACAAACTCTCATTAAAGTTTGTAAAGATCGTCAATTTTCTAAATACGGAAAAATAAATTTCTCTTCAAAAAAATCAATTGTTGATAAAGAAGTAAGAAATGTACAAATATGGGAAATGGAGCATTTAAAAACAAATAATTATACTCAGATATTTTGGACTAATTTTTTGGGTCATACTTTTAAAAAGGCAATTAAAAAATATGCTGATATTTTTAAATTAAGTTGTTGGTTTAACATACTTGACATACAAATTTTAAAATACACACCAGGTGGTCATTATAGTTTTCATTGCGATGATGGTTCAACTACCCCAAGAACAATAAGTTGTATATTTTTTGTTAATGATGATTATGAGGGAGGCAACTTAGTTTTTAAATTTCCAGGATGTAAAGAGTTAATAAATATTGAAAGAACTAAAAATAGAATGATTGTTTGGCCAAGTAATTTTATTTATGAACACTCTGTTACACCAGTTACAAAAGGAGAAAGGTATTCAGTAGTATCATGGGCAAAATAAGAGAAGATTTTAAATATAAAAAAGTAAAAAATTTTTTTAATGAAAATGAATTAAAAATACTTACAACATATTGTGATATGCAATCTAGGATAAGTATGAAAAATTTTGAATTTGATAAATGGCACCAAGGGTTTTATGGAGAACCTATTATGGATTCAATGCTATTAAACAAAAAAGATATCGTAGAAAAAGAAACAAGTCTTGAACTTTTACCTACTTATAGTTTTTGGAGATTATATACAAAGTTTCAACAATTACCAAAACATAAAGATAGACCTTCTTGTGAAATAAGTTTAACAGCTTGTATTATGAATGACGGCACAGAGTGGCCAATTTTTATTGACGGAAATCCTATTCTTTTAAATCCAGGAGATGCTTGTATTTATTTAGGTTGTGAATCTTTTCATTGGAGAGAGGAATTTCAAGGAGATCATAATACACAAGTATTTTTACATTACGTTGACAAAAATGGTCCTAATACAGATCAACACATAGACCAAAGATATTATTGGGGAACAAATAAGGATGCTAAATGATTTTTGATCAAAAAAAAGATGGCTCTTGTGATCTTTGTTTTAATGAAGATGAAATAAAAGTTTTAAATAAATATAAGAAATTACATCTTAGTCCTATATTTGTAAGACATTTTAGTAATACATTATTTAAAATTGCTGCTGATCTAACATTAAATTTAGATGAAAAAACACAAAAATTACAATCTGAAGTTAAAATGGATATAGAATCTACTAAACCAAAAGATGTTTAAAGTCATCTAACAATAAGGTATAATACCTTATGCCATTAACAAAAGTAAATATAGCCCCAGGTTTTAATAAACAGCTTACTCAAACAGGAGCTGAAGGTAAATGGACTGACGGTGATTTTGTAAGATTTAGATATGGTTTACCTGAAAAAATAGGTGGGTGGGAACAAATTTTAGAAAACACTATAATTGGAGCAGCTAGAGAACAATTTATTTGGGCTGATCTAGATGGAAGAAAATATGCTGCCATAGGAACTAATAAAGTATTAGTCATATATTATGAAGGAGCTTTTTTTGACATAACTCCTCTTGGTACAGCTTTAACTAGTTGTACTTTTGATACTGTTAATACTTCAGCAACTGTTACTGTAAACAAAGCAGCTCATGGTCTAGAGCCTGGAGACATATTTTTATTTTCATCTGTAACACCTCCAACAGGAGCTGGATATGTTGCATCCGATTTTGAAACAAATCCTTTTCAAGTAGTAACTGTTCCCGGTAGTGATGAGTTTACTATTACCATGGCTAGCGCAGCTGGAACCACGGTCAACGGCTCTGGATCTGCAACAGTTACACCATATATAAAACCTGGTGCTTTAGGTTCAACATTTGGATTTGGTTGGGGTACAGGACTTTGGGGTGGTGGCCAACAAGTATTTAGTACGTTGAATGGAGCTTTATTAGATGATACTGCAGGAACTGGTGGGTCAGGTACTTCAATTACACTTGCATCTACAACAGGATTCCCATCAACAGGGACAATAAAAGTTGGAGCAGAATTTATTTCATACACAGGTATTTCATCTAATGATCTTACTGGAATTACAAGAGCTGCGGCGGGCACAAGATCTGCCCATTCAAGCGGAGCTGGAGTTGAAGTTTTTACGGGGTGGGGTATAGAATCACTTTCTCAAACATTAACAACAGATCCAGCATCATGGTCATTAGATAATTTCGGAGAGCAATTAATTGCAACAATAAAAAATGGTAAATCTTTTTCGTGGAATCCTATTAATTCAAACTCTAACGCTTTGAATACTAGAGCAACTTTAATAAGTAATGCGCCAACAGCATCAGTTATGTCATTAGTATCTGACAGAGATAGACACTTAATTATGCTTGGAACAGAAACTACAATTGGAGACCAAGCAACTCAAGACAAAATGTTTATACGATTTTCAGATCAAGAGGATATTACGGATTACACTCCAACATCAGTTAACACTGCGGGAACTTTTAGATTAGACTCTGGGACAAAAATTGTGGGAGCAATAAAAGGAAAGGATTATACTTTTATTTTAACGGACAATGCAGCTTATGTTATGCAGTTTGTTGGACCACCATTTACTTTTTCTGTTAGGCAAGTAGGGTCTAATTGTGGTTGTATTGGACAACATGCGATGAAATACGTTAATGGTATTGTTTATTGGATGGGAGAATCTGGTGGTTTTTTTGTCTATGATGGCACCGTAAAATCTTTACCATGTGCTGTGGAAGATTTTGTTTTCACAACAAAAAATGGAAATAATTTAGGAGTAAATTTTTCTGCTGGTGAATCTGTTTATGTAGGATTAAATCATTTGTATGAAGAAATATGTTGGTATTATCCACAAGCAACATCTGATTTTAATGATAGATATGTTTGTTATAATTATCAAGACGGAACTTGGGTAACTGGTTCTTTATCTAGAACAACTTGGGTAGATGCTAATTTATTTAGCAACCCATATGCTACAGAATTTACTTCTACAGGGGTTGGTACTTTTCCGACTGTTCAAGGTGTCACAAATATTAATGGATCAACTAAATATTTTGAACATGAAAAAGGAGTTAATGAAGTAAGTTCAAGTGGTGCTAAGACAGCTATTCCAGCTTTTATAGAATCTGGAGATTTTAGTTTAAATCCTGACAATACTAGTGCTGAGTTTTTCATGAGTATGAGAAGATTTGTTCCTGATTTTAAAACTATACAAGGTGATGCTCAAGTAACAATTTTATTAAGAAATTTTCCAACGGACACAGAAAGTTCCTCTCCACTAGGACCATTTACAGTAACATCATCTACACAAAAAGTTGACACGAGAGCTAGGGCTAGATTTGCTAGTTTAAAAATTGCTAATGTTTCTACTGATCAAAATTGGAGATTTGGAACTTTTAGAGCAGATGTACAACTAGATGGTAAAAGATAATGGCCAGAGTTGATATTGTAATACCTGAACCTACACCTATTTATACTGAGGAAAACCAAAGACAAGTAGCACAGTCTTTACGAACGATGCAAGATAAGTTAAATACTTCTTATCAACAAGAATTAAAAAATGAACAAGATGCTTTTAATTATTTTTTATCATGACAATTAGATATAAAAATCAAGGATTCAAACAATCTAGCACAGCGAAGACCACTGTATTTACATGTCCTAGTGATGCAACAGTAATAGTTAAAAGTGTTTATTGTGCTAACAACGATGCCTCTTCAGCAGTTTTAGTTAACATGAATCTTGTGGACTCATCTGACTCAAGCACAGAATACGAATTCTTTAGAAATGATTTAGCTGCAAAATCTCAAGTTAATGCTACACCTCAAGGTTTAAATTTAGAAGCAGGTGATTCTATAACAGTACAAGCAGCTTCAGGGAGCAATACGATACAAGGTGCAATAAGTTATGCACAAATAGACAGATCCCAAGAGAATGGCTAAGATACCCATATTTCAAGATTCAATACTTTATAGATCTGTAATTGATAAAGATTTAGATCAAACAATTATAAATGTTTTGCAAGATGAAATGGAAAATAAAAAAGGAAATATCTTATCTAATAAGGGAGGGTATCAAACTCAACATATTAAAAACGATAAAATTTGTAATACCTTATTAATTAAATCTTCAGAACTTATTACAGAAAGCTACAATTTATCTAATGTAAAGATTTCAATATTAAATTTATGGATTAATCAAAATAATAAAGGTAATTATAATAAACCTCATACACATCCTGGCTCAATTTTTTCTGGTGTTTATTATGTTCAGATATCTGAAAAAGATGGTGATTTAATTTTTTATAGGGGAGACAGATCAAACCAAATGCCAAACATTATTAATTTTGAAAGAGATATTGATTTTAAAGAGGAGTATCATATACAACCTTTAAAGAATCAATTAATGATTTTTCCTTCATACTTGTTACATATGGTAACTCCACATTTTGAAGATATATCTAGAATTTCTGTTTCATTTAATATAAATATTGAACCACATGGCTAGACAAAAATTTATACATTTTGTACCAAGACCAAAACCTAGAAAAAGACCAGGTAGACATAAAAAAAGACTTAACAAAAATGAAAAAAGAGATTATAAAAAATATGCGAAACAAGGGAGAAAACAATGACCGAACCAATAAAAATACCTGCAGTAGCAAAAGAAATAATCAAGCACAAAAGAACAGGGAAAGTTTATGATACTAAAGCTGATTTTGATGCTGATGTTGCTGATCCCAATACTGATACTACTGTGGATGATTTTAGACAAGACTTAGAAATTAAAGTTACAAGAGCTGGTAACATAGGTGCTAAAACAAAAAATTAATAGTGAAACAAGTATTATTTGAAGTACCTATTTGGAAACAAAATATTGATGTATCTAAAATAAAATTAACTAGTTCTAACTTTAAAAAATCTTTTAATTCAGAAATTTTAACGAGTCATGATGGACAGAATGATTTATCTGAAGAGAGTGTTGAATATCTTTCACATATTTTTGCAAAACTTTTGGCTAATGATTTAAAATTAAAAAAGATTACTATTACACACATTTGGAGAAACATATATAAAAATAGCTTTCAAGAAAGACATAATCATGCAGGCTCTCATTTTAGTTTTGTTATTTATGAAAGACTTCATGAACCACAGACTATTTTTTTTCACCCAGCAATAGATTTAATGTTAACAACAAAAAATAATCGTATTTTTAAAACAGATGAAAAATTAAATGTTGTACAAAATGATTTAATAATTTTTCCTGGATATTTAGATCATATGGTTCGTTTAACTAAAGATGGTTTGACTATATCAGGGAACTTTGATATTGAGATACATGATGAAACCTAGAGGCGCAACTGAGATACAACATGAGTTGTTGGAAAAATATGTATCTAAAGACTTATTAGATAAATTTCAAATATGTACATCAATTCCTGGAAAGGTTCCTTTAGATCCAAATAAAATTAATATTCTTTGGCAGAAAAATTCTTGGGATCAACCTAATCTACAAAATTTTTTTAGAAATAAAGACAGACACCATGAATATGATTGGTATGTTTTTAACTCTCATTGGACTTTTGAAAAATTTAGATATTTTTTTCAAATACCTGAAGATAAGTCTATTGTAATTAAAAATGGTGCTAGTCATTTTCCCAAAAGAAAAATATATAAAAAAGGAGACCCAATTAGAATTATGCATCATTGCACCCCTTGGAGAGGATTAAATGTTTTGTTATTAGCAATGCAACTAATTAAAAATCCTAATATAACTTTAGATGTATATAGTTCGAATGAAGTATATGGAAGTGAATTTGCAGCAAAAGCTAATAAAGATACAGAGGCTTTGTTTAATCAAGCAAAAAAACTAAAGAATGTAAACTACATTGGTTATAAACCTCATGAATATATTTTAGAAAATATTTCAAATTATGATCTTTTTGTTTACCCTTCTATTTTTGAAGAAACATTCTGTGCATCTGCTTTAGAAGCCTTGTCAGCTGGACTTCATGTTATAACTACAAATTTTGGAGCTTTACCAGAAACTTGTGCAGAATGGCCTGTGTATGTTAATTATAGTAAAGACCTTCAATTGTTAGGACACACTTTTGCTAGTGCAATAGACACTTGTGCTGAATATCTTCACACAGACACCATACAAAATCATTTAGAAGAACAGCAAAAATACTTTAAAAAATTTTATAGTTGGGATAAAAAGGGCAAAGAGTGGGAAAATTTTTTGAAAGGGGCTATAAATGTCAAGCAATAAATATATAAACGAAGATACATATCAAACTTTACAAGAGGTAAGTATAGAAACTCAGTCAGATTATGAGAAAGCCACAGAACCTTTGTGGGTAGAAGAACCTGAAGATTATAAAAATTTTCAATTATTTGTTGCAACACCAGTTCATAGCGAAGTATCTATACATTACACCCAAGCTTTAATTGAATTTCAACAAATGTGTTTTAAGAAAAAATTAAAGGTATCTTTTCATTTAATTAAATCATCTTTAGTTACACAAGGAAGAAACTTGTCAGTAGCTGGATTTTTAGAGTCTAAAGCTACACACTTGCTATTCATAGATTCTGATATTTACTTTCAAGGTAAATCAATATTTTCTATGTTAAAAGCAGATAAACATATTATATCTGTACCCTATCCTTTGAAAACTTTAATGTGGGACAAAGCATTTCAAAAAATGCGAGAGGGTAGAATAAAATCAGCTGATGATATAAGACGAGCTTTACATACTTATCCTATGAAAGTACCTGATGTAAATAATATTAATTTAGATAAGGGAGTTATGGAAGTAACTGATTCACCAACTGGATGTATGCTTATTAAAAGAGAAGTAATAGAAAAGATGATTGAGAAATATCCAGATAAAGAGATAGTTCAAAAAACTGTTATTAATGGTAAATATGTAAACAAACCAAATATGTGGAATTTCTTTGATACATTACATGATCCCAAAGAAAAGACATATAATGGAGAAGACTTTGCTTTCTGTAAATTATGGAGAGACATAGGTGGTAAATGTTATGCTTATGTTAATGATGCAATAGTACATGTTGGAGAACATCAATATCAAGGCAAGTTTTACGATGAGTTGATAGCACGTAAATAAAATGGTAATATATGCTATTATTAGGGAAAATAGTATATGGATCCATTTACACTTGCATTAGCCACATTTGGCGTTCAAAAACTTAGAGGAAAATCGACTAGAACAGCTCTACAAGATGCTGCACTTGTAGGTGGTACATCTTTTGGTATAGGTGCACTTTCAAAAGCTGGGGCTTTTGGTACAGCAGCTCAATCAGGACAAGGTTTTATAGGAAGTATTGGTAGAGGTGCTCCTTTTAGTAGTATACCTGGAGTAGGAGATTCAAAATTTTTAAGTAACATTATTGGTCAAAAAGGAGATAAAGATAAGTATAAATTACTTTTAGATGCAGCTAAAGAAAAAGGAGTTGATACAGAAGCTGGTAAAAAATTATTAGAAGAAGCTAATCTAATAAAACCAAGTGGTATCAAAGGTGCATCGACAACTGCTAAAGTTTTAGGAGCAACTGCACTTACACCATTTTTAATGGGTGAAGATGAACCAGTTAAACCTACTTTTTCTGAAGAAGATTACAAAAGAGAATTAGCTGCTCAACAAGATAAATTAAAAGGTGCATTTACTCCAGTTTCTTTGAGTGAAGCAATGCCGACAAGAGACGAGGTTACTGGTTCTAACATGTTTTATGCTAATGAAGGTGGCTTAGCTACAATGCTGCCAAAGTATAACGAAGGTGGTGTAAATTATTTACCTTCAAAAGTTGACCACGATGAAAACGATGTTAACAATTATGTTAGAGCATCAGGCTATGTAGAAGATGGAGCTGGTGTTGGTGATAAAGATGAAGACACTATGTTAGCTCAATTAGCTGACGGAGAATTTGTATCAAGAGCAGATGCAGTATTAGGAGCTGGTATATTGTCAGGAGCTGATCCCAAAAATTTTAAAGGGATGAGAAAAGCTGGTGCAGACTTTTTTTATAATCAACAAAAACAATTAAAAAGAATTTACGATATAACAAATGGAAGCAAGAAAAATTAAAATTAAAAAAGAAATAGAAGTATTAGAGATTTATCCACAAACTCTAGATACTTATTGGGATCTTTGTGAATTTATGTTGAGAGAGGGTTTAAAATATGATGGAGACCCTATGAGCATTAATGATTTAAAAAAATTTTTAGAGGATGGTTCAATGCAGTTACATTTGATTTTTGGATCAGATGATGGCGAAGGATACAAAGTTTTTGGAGTTTGTGTAACTAGAATAGTTGCACTTCCAAATTTTAAACAATGTGAAGTAATTTTATTGAAGGGTGAAAAAAGAAATTTGTGGCAAGATAAGCTTGCTAATAAAATTGAATCTCTTGCAAAAGAAACTAAATGTAAAAGAATCGCAGTGCATGCAAGACCTGGATGGCAACCTTTTTTAAAAACTAAAGGTTGGGAAGTCAAAAGATATTTATATACAAAGGAGATTAAATAATGAGTTTTATATTCGGAGGAGGAAGTTCAGCACCTACTGGAACTGGTAGTTCTACTGTTACACAAAGAGAGGCACCAGGAGTTGAGGCTAGAAAACTTTCCTTATATGATGAAGCTGCAAGGTTAGCTGCACAACCAGTTAATTTACCCGCAGTTCAAGTTGCGCCAATTTCAGGAATTGAACAAGCTGCTATAAGACAAGCTGGACAAGTAGGTGTTGGTGCTCCTACAGTTGGTGCTGGAATAACTGCTTTACAAGGCGCACAAGCTGCTCCAAACATTTCTCAATTTTTTAATCCTTTTCAATCTTATGTAACAGATGAAATAAATAGACAATCACAAATGGCACAAAATCAATTAAGTGCTCAAGCTGTTGCAAGTGGTGCTTTCGGTGGAGGAAGACAAGGTATTGCTCAAGCTGAATTAGAAAGAGCTAGATTAGCTCAAATAGGCCAAGCTCAAGCTCAAGGATTTCAAACTGCACTAGGTGCTGCACAAACACAAAGACAACAACAGTTGGCTGCAGGCCAAGCGTTAGGTCAATTAGGTGCTCAACAACAAGCTATGTCTCTTGCAGACATTCAAGCACAAATGCAAGCTGGTGCTTTACAAAGAGGTATCGGTCAACAACAACTTGAAGCCCAAAGACAAACTGCTTTACAAAGATCGTATGAACCATTCCAAAGAATAGAATTCTTAAAAGGTATTATGACAAACCTACCAACTACACAGAGTACAATTACAGCTTCCACGGCTCCCGGTAGTAATCCTTTAGGACAAGCTCTTGGTGCTGGCTTAGGTGCTTACTCTACATATAACTTAATGCAACCGAGGTAATATGGATAAAGTTTTAACAAGAAAAATGTTTAGAGATAGATATTTTAAAATACATAAACCTAAGCAATTTAATAAAGGTGGTATTGCTAATATCCAACATTTTCAAGAAGGTGGTATGTCCTCTAGAGAAAAAGCTATCATTGCAGCAACCTTTGCTGCTCCTTTATTAAAATCAACACAAAGACAAGGAGAAGGTCTTTTAACTGGTGTGCTTAGATCTGTTGGAGAAGGTGCCGAAAAATTACCTTCTACTTTAATTGCAATACAAGAAGAGAAACAAAAAAATAAAAAAAGCACAGAAAGTATTAGAGCTGCTACTGACGCTGAAAAAGCATCTCTTGGATACAATGTAAAAGATAGATTAATTGTAAAAGTAAAAGATGGAGAGGTTGTTGATATTAAGGATAAACCTACTTTTGGTGAAAGAGAAAAAGCTGGAAAAAGATATACTACATTAAGTGCAGCCGATGATATTTTAAAAGATATTCAAGAGGGTGCAGATTCAGGTCCTGTAGCTGGTCGTATTGCAAAAGCAACAGCAGCACTTGGATTAAATCCTAAAGCTGCAAACTTCAACACAAAACTAGAAACATTTAGAAAAGAAGCTATTGCTGCATTAAGGGGTGCACAAGTTGGTCCTTTAGAAGAAGCAAGTTTCAACGCTATCTTGCCATCAATAAATGATCCTGAAAATGTTATTGTAGAAAAAATTAAAGTTGCAAAAAATAAAATTCAACAATTAGATGACAGATTGGGTGCTGGCGGTGTTGTAGTAGATCCTAATACTGTAGATTATTATAGTTCAGCATTTACAAAATTTGGTATCAACGCACAAGATATAACATATGATCAAAGCTTAGACTTTTATTCTTTTGATGAGTCAGGCAACTTAGTAAAGGATTAACATGGGACAAATAAATGTAAAAGGTCTTGGTGTTGTAAATATAGAAGGCGAAACTCCTACTGCTGAAGAAAGTAAAAAGATTGGAGAGGCTTTATCTGAAATCAATAGTAACTTAGTAGGTGATGCAGTTTCTGATGAAGCTACAGAAAAGTATACAAACGATCCATCATTTGCAAGAATTCTTACAGAAGCTGGTTTATCTGTTGTTGGTGCTTTAGGAACTGGAGCAAGTAGACTTCCAGGAATTGCGGGTACAATTGGTATGTTGTCTAAACCTTTTATAAAAGCATTACTCAAAACTTCAGCTGGAGCTGCAGCTGGTGGAGGAGCAGGTGCTATTGTGGCACAAACATTTGACCCAAAAGAAAATGTTGTAAATGAAGTTGTTAGAGCTGCAACTGAAGGTGCAGCAGCAGAACTTATTGGTGGACCAATAGTAATTAAAGGAGGTCAATACGTTGCAAAAATTTTAGGTAAACCTCAAGGGTATGCAAAATTATTAGAAGGTGCTGAAGAAGCCGAAACTACTTTACGAATGAAAGCTAATGAAATTTTATATGGTAAAGCTGGAGCTAACTTAATTGCAAAAACTGCGGATGGTGCAATTAGACCAATTAAAGAACAAGTAGAGATGCAAGCTAAAAGAACAATTGATGATTCAGCTATTAAAGAATTCATGGAAAAAAATAATATTCCTGAAAGTCAATTTCAAAGTTTAAAAGACAAAGCAATGGAAATGCAAAAAGGTTTGACTCCAGGAGTTAAGACTGAAAATAGAACAATTAATATTATTGAGAATGTTGTATCAAAAGCTTTATTTGGTGGTGGTGCATTAGAAAGAAGAAGAGGATCTGCACAAGCGATGGGTAAACTTGTTTCAGATGATATAGTTAATTCTTTCCAACAAATTACTGACAACGGAGTAAGAATTACAGATAAAGAAGCATTAGGTAATTATTTTTTTAAAACAATCACTGATGCAGAAAACATGTTCAAAGCGGCTAAAGATGCTATGTATAAAAGAGTTGATGATGCATTGATTCAAGCATCAGGTAAAAATGCTAAAAGCCTACCTACTCTACCTATTGAAGGAAAAGGTGGATTACAAGAAACCGTGTTAAAGTTACAAAGACAAGCAAAAGAAGGAATTGAAGAACTTGATCCACTAACACCAATTTTAAGACAGCTTCAAAATAAATTTATGGAAGAAGGTGTACAAGCAGCAGGTGGTAAATTAAGTTATGCGCAAGCTGGTAGATTAAGATCACAAGTAGCTGCATTAAAACAAAAATTTATAAGAGATGGAGTTTCTGATGGTATTGGAGGGGCTACACAATTACTTAATAAATTTGATGAGTTGTTAAGTCCTGAATCATTAAAGGGCTTAAGTGAAGAAGCGGGTAGATTTTTAAAAGAAGCTAATGAATTTTATGAAGGTGGTATGGATATCTTTCAAAGAGGAAGTTTAAATGCAGTATTAGCTAAAGGTATTAAAAATACTGGTGACATTGGAGACATTTTTGCTGCAGTATTTAAAACAGGAGATAAGTCAGATTTAGTTGGTAAAGTAGTTAATCAAATTAGAGAACTACCTAAATTTACAAAGTATACAGATGAATTTGGAAAAGTAAGACAAATAACTACACAACAATCAGAAGACTTACTTACAGCTTTTAAAGGACAGTTTTTAAATCAAGCTTTAGAAGCATCCAAAAAAATTGATCCACAATTTGGTAATATCATTGATGCTAAAGCGTTCGCAGCTAGATTAGAAAAACAATCTTTAAGCATGAAAAAAATATTTAATGCTGATGAACTTAAAAAAGTAAATAACATGATTGAAACATTAGCATTTGCACAAGGAGATCTAACAAGAATGAAAGGTCTACCCGGTGGTGTATTTATTCAGTTAAAACAAGCAGGTGCAGCTGGACAATTATTACAATTAGGTGGAGCTGGTTTTGGTTTAGCAACTGGAAATATTTTACCTGCCGTAACAGTATTAGCTGCTCCAGCTTTTTTAGCTAAGGGTCTATTGAGTCCTAAATTTCAAAAATTAATATTTGATTCTTACAAAGCACCGAGTGCACCTAAATCTGCAGCAGTGATGAGACAATTAATTGGAAGAATGTTTAGTGAAGGATATATACCTGAAGAGGAAAAAGATAAGGCACTTGCACAGTTAGACTTATATGAAGAAGCAATAAAAGAGGGTGGTCAACCAAGTGCATTAAGTGAATCAGAAAGAGTTCCATTACCAAATGTTTCACAAGGCAACTTTCCTGTAATTAATCAAGGAGGTGGTGCTACTCCAATTGGTGCATCAAATCCACAATTAGCACAAGCCTTAAATTTATTTAATAAAGGTGGAATAGTAAGTGCCAAGAAAACAATCTAATAAAGATACCCTTGCTCATCAAAGAATAGATGATCATGAGAAGTTATGTAGAATTATGCAAGAAGAAACTAACAAAAAAATTAATGACGTACACCAAGACATTCATAGGCTTGAAAAGATAATGATAGCATCTACAGGCTTTTTGATGACATCTATGATAGGAATAATTGTTGCTCTTATTTTGAAATTAAATTAAAAGACCTTGTGCGTCTTATCAGAGAAAATAATAGTTTTATAATTACTGATCTTAAAAGAGAATCTAAATACGACTATCAGAAATATACACGAGACAACGACCTCGGCTCACGGCACTATAATGTAGGGGACAAGAAAATACCTAGTGTTACTACCATATTATCTGCCACACAATCTGAAGAAAAGAAAGCAGGACTAGATGCTTGGAGAGAAAGGGTCGGATACCAAGAAGCTGCTAGAATTACCTCTCAGGCAGCTCTCAGAGGGACGGAGATGCACTATGTACTAGAAAACTACATAGATGGCCGTGGATACCTAAATCTCTCTCCAGAGGGGGCTCAGGCACGCCTAATGGCACATGAAATAGTAAACAATCTAGATAAGCTTAAAATAGTGTATGGTAATGAGGTATGTCTTGCATATGAAGATCTATGGGCAGGAGCCACTGATGTAGTAGGTGTATATGACGATAAGCCTACAATATTAGACTTTAAACAAAGTAATAAACCTAAAAGAGAAGAATATGTTGAAGATTATTATTATCAAATAGCAGCATATTCACTAGCCCACAAAAAACAATATGGACCAATAACACAAGGCCTTATATGTATTTGTACTAAAGATGTGATCTATCAAGAGTTTAAAATGGACGAGGCAAAATTAAAAGAGTATGAAGAGAAGTGGCTAACAAGAGTGAGAAAATATCATGATGATAAAAAGAGTTTGGGCGATGCCAAACCATCGAACGTTTGACATTAAGCCTATTAAAGAATTTATAAAAGAAAATATAGGATCAGATTATATAGATCCTTTTCCATATCCATTTAAGGAAGATGCAATTACATATTTAAAAAAAATTAAAACTAATTCAAAATTAAGTCTTGTGTTTGATCCACCATATTCTCAACGTCAACTAAAAGAAATGTATCATAGTAATGGTCTATCATTAGATCATCCAATGG